TGCTTGAAGAGAGAAAATTAGAGCGCGTGAAGGGTCTAATCCAGCCATCAAGCCATATCGGACTTCTACAGAAGTATCGCCCTTAATGTCCTTGCTTGGCAAGTACTTTAACTCGTACGGTGTACCTTGCGCGGTTCCTCTAACTGTCTTCTTTTCATTGAAAAGGAGTTCATCCATTTCGAAACACAACTTGATGACATCTTCCAACACCTCAGCAAGAACTGTTTGACCAGCCTTGATCTGAGAGTCGAAAGCACCAAGTAATGCCTGGACACCTTGGCCAGTGATAACACTAGCGTCGATGTTTCCAGTTCTACCTTCAGGATATCGAGCACCTAAACGCAATTCAGATTGGAGGGCTGATTGCTCCTGGAAAGTAGCAGCGGGAATGTCCAAACGAACACGCCCAACACCATTAGGTTGTGAAGTACGAATGATTGCATCTGGGCCCATAGGCATATCCAGAACGTCATCAGGTACTACGAGTGGAGCCTGGATTGACTTTTCAGCCGCTTCCATGGCAAGGTTAGCAAAACGTGCGCGAGCAAGTTGTACAAAGATTACATCGTCAAATTGTCCACGTGGCTTTCCATCAATAGATGGACGCTCTGCAATTACTACGGTCATCTTACCCATAGGATTTGCTGCAGAACTTAAAATCAAATCTTTACGTGAAGGGACATACAAGATGATGTTGAACTTGTCCATGTAACGGATAATTTCAATCTCTTGCTGCATATTCTGGTCATAGCCAAACTGACCTAGGATTGCACTTGTGTATTCTGGGAACTCATTGACAAGTTCACCTAGTGTCTTGTTGTAACGCTTAGCATAAGCAACAATACGACCAAAACGATCACGCTCATAGTAGACACCAGTTGGGTCTTCTACGCGGATACGAGGTAACTTGCTATCCCAGTCTGCCTCAACGTGAATAGGCAAGAAACCATAGGAGAAGTACTGGTCAGAACCTGGATACATCTGAGTCTGCAAACGTGATGTATAGACATAGTTGTTTGCAATCATGCTGCGCTTGTCAGCAAACTCACGAGCATTGTCTGAGGTTACATTTGTAGTAGAGCAGTTAATTGAAGGTAGCGGTGCTAGAACTTCTGCAAGGTCGCGTGCTGCGACGTCAACAAAGTTGGCAACCATGGCATGAGGCATTCCCTCTGGGAACATGTCGGGAAATATCTCGACCATCTTTCCCTGACGCACAGCAAGTACGCTAGCCATTTGAGTATCGCGCTCATAGGCACGATGCTTCATAGCGTCTACACGACGTGCTATAACTTTAATGTCTGCCATTGTTTTCCTATTCGTATTGACCAAATTCGTAATCGTTTAGATTTACCATGTAACGATTGCCTTGTTGTTTGGGTGTTGCCCACTTGTTTGGTATATGGCTTTGACCCATACGGGTTGTGCCAATAACTTCGCGGGCACGTAGTTCACAGAACCACAACGCCATTACGCAGTCAGTCTTGCCTTTAGTATCTGGCTTCCAAGTAATTAATTGTTGGATTAAAGCCTTGATTCCTTCTGAACCATCTTGCGATGGAAGTTCAATGAGGTTATCATCTTGATGAACATTGTTACGCATAGTCCCAAACAGCCCTGACATAGCAGCCACACCGAAACCTGTATCCCACTTGTTTCTACCAGTGAACTGGCTAGAGAACTTCACACCATGAGATGCAAGGTAGTTGCGCAAAACTTCATCTAGTGCATATGCCTTCTGGTGAGCATTGGTCTCAATGCGTAGTTCATGTGGACGATACTTCTCAACCCACTCTTCAATCAAGTTCTGAATCTTCTGAGGAGTTGGTTCTTGCATGTTATCTACATCGAGGATGTAGCGTTTTCTTGTCTGACGATCTACCGTCATAATAACAGCAGCGGTATTACCACTCATCGCTGGGTCTAAGCCCATTACGGTATACCACTGACCTTGCTCCTGAGGATGTCCAGGAGTTCCAGGCTTTAGAGACCCGCGTTTGCGCATCCTGTTGATCGAACCTTGGACACACGCAGGGGGGAAAATTGAATCTTCCTGGACGTCCTGCTGCTGATAAACAAGTGCCCAAGCAGAAGGAGAGACTTCTGAACGTCTGCGAAACAGTGCTGGCCCGTTCCACTTAGGATAAAGACCGTCTTCATCGGGAAGGATGTCATCTTCTGAACCTTCCCATGGGATATTAGACTTTGGCCAAAGGGTAACCCATTTTTCGGGGTCATCGTTGTACTCCAATACTGCTGGCATCGACATGTATGTAAACGGTGTCTTGCCACCCGTCCAGTGGTCAGGATTGCGAATCTCTCGATATAAGTCATTTGAGGCAATACGTGTTCCTACGATTAGCAGTTTACCAGAATCACCTAGACGGGTAACTACATCTCGCTGGAGCCAAAGGAGTTGCTTCTCCCACTCATGAGCGTTAGAGGTAGTAACGACGTCATCCAGAATGATAAGGTTAGAACGAGCACCAGTGATCTGACCACCAACACCCAGAGCCTGAACAGTCGGATCCTTCTCTGTGGAATCGCGGCTGAGATAGATACGATCAGCCTTCCAGGTATCAGCATCTTCTTTCCATCCACCAGTAGAACCATAGACGGCTTGCATCTTGGCCCAGCGTTCATGAGACAGACGCTGCTTAATGGAGTAGAGATACTCCTTGGCACGCTCCTGAGTCTTGGAGACGATAGTAATCTTAATGTTAGGGTCCATGGCTATGCGATAGACACAGTAGTTCACGGTGATGACAGTAGACTTGGCATGCTCGGGGGGTACATTGAGAAGCAAACGCTTAGCCGAGGCTGGCTCATAGACCATGCTGTCATGCATGTAACTTGGCTCACGTCCCTCAAGGATATCAATCCAAGAGCGGTGATGGTCAAAGATGGGGCTTCCTAGGAACTCCTTGGAGAACTCCTCAAAGCCTATCTTAAACTTAGCGTCCCCTGTGACGATGGAGAGCGTTTTCTCTCCCTCAGTTCTGGCTTTATCAAGCGCCTTCATGAACTGTTCGTCTTTGCGCCAGTCTTTCATGACATCGGGTTTACGGTCAGCCCTGGCGATTGCATCCTGCAAGTCTAAACCTTGCTTGATGAATTCTAGTACTTTGGCCTTAGCCTCTTTTAGTGCCACCACATTGTGATGTTCTTTACCACCCTTGGCAGCCATATAAACCCTCCGTAATAAATCCCCTTTATCGCTCGGCGCTTATAGCGCCTCGCTAACCCCCGTGTGTTCGTGGCTGGCAATCAAAGCCAGCCCTTACGGTCTGTCTTAGCCACCCACTCACAGTCAGATAAACTCACTCTGTAGTAGTCGTTCGTTTATCGTTACATATATACTAACCCGTTCAAATACGAAAAGCGAACGCAGTGAGTTACTAAATGTGACGGAAGTCACCTAAAATATAGTACTAATATGGACATACGGGACACTAGAGCCTAAATACTGGAAAAATAATTTTAGGCGATAGTGTATATACATACGGGGACCGTATTAGTAACACTGGGGTCGCCATGCGACCACGAAGTCTTTTGGCGAATGATGAGGGCGGGCTATGCCCGCTCATTCGCGCTTTTGGGGGTCGAGGGGGCGAAGCCCCCCGCGGTTTTTAACTATCGAACATCTGTTCGGTAATGCGTGCGGGTTTGTGTTGGGTGACTATCTGCGGGGGCTCTTTGGGCTTCGGGGCTTCGGGCTTCTCGTCCTATCCCTTCGGGCTTCTATGGGCTTTTGGTGGCTTTTGAGGGGTATCTCTTGGGGCTTGCTCGATCTTCTTTGGGTGGTCGGTTTCCGACCGCTTGGGCTTGGTCGCGCCTGTTTGCTTTTGGTGCCTATCCATGAGACGATTCTCTTAGTGGATGAGCGAACGTCTCCCCACTAGGAAGCAGGGCAAAGAAATGGCAACAACAACAGCAACAGCAAAGCAAGTGAAGGCAGAAGATTTGGCAAACAAGGCGCTTGTTCAAGAATTAGGCGCAACTGTGAACGAGGACGCGTTTCGCGCTTGGTTCGATAAGTCCGCAGAATTGCTAATCGCGGGCTCACTTTCAACTCGTGGATGGGCTGCCACTGTCGAGGCTTGCGAAGGTTCGACATTTGCCAAAGCCTCTTGGCGCTCTTATGTAGTTGCAGCGTACAATTTGGGAAGCCTTAAAGGTGGCGAGAAGGTGAACGTTAAGAAACTAATCACAACAACGCAGGACGCTCTCCGCGTTATGAAGAAGGCAGAGTTCAAGGCGAACGTTGAGATTTCTCGCTCATTCGCAGATTTCTCAGGCTTGGTTAAGACTCTAAGCGAGGACAAGGAAGAAGCAGAAACACGCGGAGCGGGCAAAGAAACCGCGAGTGAGAAGGAGATCAAGAAGCAGATCGAAGCGGTAGCGGTGGACTTTGACGCGGTAGTCACTTTGGCGCTTGGACTGTTTCAAGAATTGGAAGGTGACAAGGCGGTCATCCACAATTTCGACAACGCGGAGAAACTAGGGCGCTTAATCAAGGCGCAGATTGCAAACTCTCGCGCCTTGTCGGTCGCTCATCCTGTAAAGGCTAGTGCTTAATCGGTCGGATTCCGACCGCGCCCCGTCTCCCTTAATCGGGGGGCGGGGCTTTCCCATGCCCGCGCAAGGCGGTCGCGGAAAAAAGTTTGTGTCCGACAGTTTGTGTCGGACGAGTTTGTGTCGGGGATAGGGGGTTAGCCGTAGTCGTCTGCGTTTGACATTGGTTAGCCACTGCCGTATTCTTATCTTAGTGGGGATAACTACGTCCTCACCAACTGGTCGGATTCCGACCATTACCCGAAAGGTTCCATTATGTACCTAGAAGTAACCGATCTAATCGCAGTGATGATTGCGTTAGGCGTATCAGTAACACTTGTCATCACTACCGCACTTCACAATCGTCAATTAGACGAATCACGCAGATACTGGCGCTATCAGTATCAGGAACTCAAGCACTTCATTGAGCAGGAGTAGTCATGTCATTTGGCTATACAGGCTTAGGTATCTGTGCTCGTTGCAGTACGCCTAACCACCTATTCGTGTCATCAGATTATGACCCACATCAGTCTGAGAAGTGTTCCGATTGCTTTGGCAGATACGGCTTCGAGGCACAACCTGATAGGGTTACTATCATGGACGAGACTCCAAACTGTAAGGCTTGTGGTCGTCCTGAGTTTTGGTCGGATTCCGACCAGCAACCATGGAAGTTCGTAACCGCTTACCTAGCAGACAGAGAGACAGAGTTAGTCGTTCATCATGCTTGTTCAACTCTGTATCGAATGTCTAGCCGTTGCGTAGATTGTGAGACTGTCTATGCAACTACACGCTATACCGACTGGCGTTCACCAGTTAGCATTGTCGGTTTTACCGATCTAACTCAGATAGAAGGGAGTCTACGTTGTGATCACTGTGCCAATGAGTACTACAATGAGAATGGCGGAAGCCATAACTTCAACACTTGTTCATCATGTGACGACATCTTCCATAGAGACAACGGACAGTGGTTCAGAGATAGCCAATACTGTGACAGTTGCTACGAGAGTTACTACTACGAGTGTAACGATTGTGGTTCGGAGTGTTGGGACGGAGACGGACACGAGTGTGAGGATGACGAGAAGGAAGGTTCAATCCATAGTTACTCGTACCGACCTAGCCCATACTTCTTTGGCAAAGGTCAATACTATCTCGGCTTTGAGTTAGAGGTAGAAGCACGCAGTAACTCACGCTATGAAGGCGCTGAGTTAGTTCAGAACGAGTTAGGCGCTCATGCTTACATGAAGGATGACGGCTCACTATCTGACGGCTTTGAGGTAGTAACTCATCCTCATACCTTGACAGAGTACCAATCTAACTTTAACTGGGAGTTCATCCCTAAGTTAAAGCGTGAAGGTTATCGGTCATGGAATACAGATACGTGTGGACTTCACGTTCACGTCTCGCGTACTGCTTTCGGTGAAGGTCTAGTTCCATGGAATAGCCCAAATCGTGATCAACTCATACTCAAGAAGCAAGCCCATGAGTTACGCTTTATGAAACTTATCTATGACAATCAGAGACAAGTAGAGCGTATCGCTGGTCGTAGTGGCAATCATTACGCCACCTTTGGTGACAAGGGTAGGCTTGTGCATAAGTTAAAGTTCGGCACTCAATCTGACGGCAGATACTCTGCTATCAACACTGCCAACGATAGCACGCTAGAAGTACGCGTGTTCAAGGGTTCGCTACGCAAGGAGAGAGTGCTATCTGCGCTTGAGTTCGTTGCTGCTTCCGTTGAGTACACTCGTGATCTCAAGGTCACGTCTAGGAATCAGGCTCTGTCATGGCTACGCTTTACCGCGTATGTCTCAGATAACCTAGAGACTTATCCTAATCTCGCACTAATCATGAGCGAATCGTTCGCTTCTGATCTAACCCCTAATGAAAACTAAGTGGTCGGTTTCCGACCACAGAAAAGAGTAAGCCAATGTGTATGTTATGTGTAATTCCACCCAATGTAATTCCGTCACGAGATAAGTTAGAAGCAAGTGCGCTCAACAATCCACACGGATTTGGTTTCGCAATCGTTATCCCAAGTGAGAATCGTATCCATAGTGAGCGCACTATGAACGCAGATACTTCAGTCAATCGCTTCTTAGAGATGCGTGCTAAGTATCCTGAAGGCTATGCTATGTGGCACGCACGACTAGCCACTCATGGCTCAATGACAGTAGATAACTGTCACCCATTCAAGGTAGGTGGAGATGAGCAGACCTATCTAGCACACAACGGCATCCTGCCTATTGTCGAACCGCAAGGTGACTTGCGTAGTGACACTCGTATCTTTGCAGAGGACTTACTGCCTGCTATCGGTGGTGTATCTGCACTAGACAACGACCAAGTATTCAACCTCATGGAAGATTTCACATCAGGCTCTAAGGTCTGTATCCTTACAGTAGACCCTAGTGCTAAGCACCAGTGCTACCTTATCCACGAGAATAAAGGCAAGGTAGATAACTCAGGTGTGTGGTGGTCTAACGACTCCTGCTATCTGCCTACCTATGGTAACTCATGGCGATCAGTTCAACCTCTCAACTTCGGACTCAAAGATGATGAAGAGTTTTGGGCAGAGTGTCAAGTATGCGAGACAGTGTTGCTAGAGCAGCCTATTGACCCTACTGCCATAGACTTCTGCCCTACGTGCGGATGTTGCTGGGGATGCAGTGTATACAAGACCGATTGCCTGTGCTATCAGGGCAGTAACTCTAGCAAGGGTGGCAACTGGTGGAACACTGATGTTACAGGGGGGTGGGGCTGGTGAGTAACCAACCTAGACACATTCCTGTACCGCCTACTCCGTACTACTATGGCGTACGCGCTGAACTATTCCTGCATGATGCAGAAGAAGCACTCAAGCAGGGTAATACAACCGAACACGCAAGACTCATGGTGCGAGCCACGCACTATGCTGCCCTTGCTCAACAACTACCAATGGAAGGTCACGCATGACCAACTACATCAACGCTAGATGCTGGAAGTGTGATTGCCACTTAGTTGTGGCTTCACACGATCTAGCAGAGCGTAACTACTGTCAATCCTGTGCATGGGATAAACTTGCACTTGGTCGGATTCCGACCAGTGGGGAGATGGATGAATGACAATCACATACCAATGTTCACAAAGCAGGCATTGTGCGCTGATGAAGCGTATGACCCTGACTTGTGGCATCCGCAAGAGTTAGCGGGTCGTGGTCGTAAGTGGAGTCACACTCCCGAAGCCACACTTGCTCGCTCTATCTGTTCTGTATGTCCTGCTAAGTTCGAGTGCCGAAGTTATGCTTTGCAGTACTTCAATCTCACTGGTATTTGGGGTGGCATGGACAGACTTGAACGACACGCTATGCAGACTGCTCTAAAGATGACGCCAATAGATTGGCTATCAACTTATGAGTCATCCGTTTATGGTGTGCCACATGAAAGGACTAAGAATGGAACAGAGGCATGACTATGACCACTTTGTCGAGAGTGTTGGGGAGCAGTTGCTTCTCATGCTATGGACATCAGTGGCTACCCTAGCAGGCGTAGGTATAATCCTATGGATTGCATTATAGTGGTCGGTTTCCGACCAGAGAGGCACGACAATGACACCCGTACCAAAAGAACTAGATAAAAGAACAGTATGGAAAGCAGAGATAACGCAAGACATGATAAATCACTTATCAGATGAACAACAACATGAGTTGATGCGTGAACTGTCAAAAGCAGTTGATGCTATTGGCTCAGAGTACGAAGTAGGCAGAGAGTACAGTCATGAGCAGACCCCTAGGGAGTAAGTGTTGTGACTGGACAGTTGAAGAAACAGATGAATGGAACGCAACAGATAGTTACTATGTATTTATCTGTAACAACTGTGGAGAGAAATGCGAGGTAATAGAATGAGTTATGAACCACCACTAGATGATGATGTCGCTCTAGATAAAGATGCCGAGTGTGGAGACTGCGGTTGCTTTATCTTTGAGTGTGTCTGCGGTGAACCTGACAGGATGTATGGAGATGAATAGTTTTACATTCTCTATTACTGTCGCACATGAACAAGCAGGTGACCCACCTATGGATGAGCAATCTGTAATAGATTACATTATCTTGCGCTTGGAAGCACAACAAGTGCTTCATGTATTAAACATAGTAAGAGATTACTAACTGGTCGGTTTCCGACCACCTGAGTCTACTTTCGTGGAAGGCGGTAGACTCGTAGCCCCTCATCCTTAACTGGGTGGGGGGCTATTTTTATGCCTATTTTTTGATGAAGTTACCTGTCTTATGCTGGCAGCAACAATCCTTGAACTCACACTCTGCATGAAATGTAATCGCTATGTGATAGTCGCCTACTGAATTAGCAGTACCTGCTGCTCTACACTTTGTGCAAATCATGGTGTCACCAATCTTTTATCTGGTAGGATTAGCCCCTGCTTCGCAGCAGCGCGCTTCTCGGCGCGATTGGCAGCGGGAGCAGGAGTTTGTGTTGGATAGACCTCGGCGTTCTGCTGGACTGCAGCGTTGTACTCGGGGGAGAAAATTGCAGATGCCTGTACAATGTCTACATACTGATGGAAGTAATCAATAAAAATATAGACCTGTGAAATTAGATTCTCAGTCATGTCCTTGACATCGGTGATGAGTTTTAAGTCATCCTCTGAGAGAGCATCAGTCCAAGTCTTGTCCGATAACTTCGTCTCCAACTTCTTGTAAATCTCCGTCACTTCTTGTATCTGCATTGATCTGCTCATTGACTTGCTCCTCTGTGTAGTCCCACTCCTTGCGTGGTCTTGAACCACCAAGGAAATTTAATAGATTGTTTACTGCTCTGTTCACACGCATACGAGATGCATCCTCTGAGATGCCCAATTCTGTTGCCAGGCTAGCGTTATCGCAGCCGTCTCCGAATCGTAGATAGATGATACTTAACTGTTCTTGAGTTAGTCGTGCAAGCGATCTCTCAATATCAGCCATCATTGCAAACCAGTTACCACCTTCTGATGCAACCTTCTTAGCCTTGGTGAACCCTAGTTCAGTCATGGCTGGTGCATTAGAGTCCTTGCGTAGCACTGCAGGCAGTAACAACTCAACAACCTCACGGTCATAGTAATAGTTATCATCTACCTTGTAACCAACAGCACGAGCCTTCTCACGCTGACAGTAATCCTTAGCAGCGTTGCGTAGTGAACGTGCAATTAGTTTAGTTGATTGCTTAACATCAATTGCTTCCCAGAGTTTAACCTTGTTAGGATGCTCAAGGAACCATACCCACAACTCTTGACGAATGTCATCAGTGTCGCACATATGAAACTTACGAGAGAACTCATAAGCAATCGATGCAACCATGTTGTCATACTTGTCTGTATCTATTACCACTTGAATGTCTTACCATCCACCGTGAAAGATTGATTGATGATTGGAACTAACTGCGGTGTTACATTCTTACCATCAACATGCAAGATACCAAAGCCTTGTTGCCAAGTGAATAGTCCTGCCTTGATGTACTTAGCATTACGGTAATCCATCAGGTTGCCAAGTTCCATACACCAGATAGTCTTAGGCTTGCCACCACGATACGTCTGAGTCTGATGTGTTAGACCCATACGGTGCGTGTGACCACATACAACCGACATGCCAGAACGCTTTGCTAAGCCTAGAGCAGTGGCTCCAGCAGTCGGTTGTACGTTACCCTCATCACCATGCATCAGTAGCCACCCTGGTGCTAGTTCGTAAGGGTCTGTATGGTATTTGATCTCAAGTTCATTGAGACCTAGAAAGTTTTCTAGTTGCAACTCTGGTAGACCAAGAAGTCCTGGTGCACGCATAGCAACTGTGTTAAACAAGCGGTCAGTATGGTTACTGCGTACCATGTGCTCAACAGTTAAGTCGTATAGCACTTGGCGTGTTAAGTCACGGTCACGACCAATAGAGCGTTCAAACTCTAACTCTGTACCCTTTGACCACTTACTGATTGTCTGCATATCCATCTCGTCTCCACAAGAGACGACTGTCTCAGGTTGATACCACTGGATAAACTTCGCCACTGCCTTGGTGGCTTCGACATCATGATAAGGAACCTGCAAGTCGGAGATGCAAACAATATTCTTCACTTCTTCTTCACCGCTGCTTTCTTTACGGTCTTTCCAGCACGTCGCTTGTTTTCTTTTGCAACGTTCTTGGAGTGAGACATGGCTTGAAGATTACCCTTACCATCTCGACCAGCACGCCCACCATTATCTTTGTGGTCGACATCAGTACTTTTAGGTAAAGTCTTGCCAGTAGCCTTCTCGTACTCAACTCGTGCCTTGTTACTTGAAGTAGTGACAGTTGTGCCATCTTTCTTCTTTCTCTTGAACACGTAGATTGGACGTCCACCATTTTGTTTACTGCCTTTGTATGGTCCGAAGATTTTCATTCTTGTGGCCATTTTCCTCTCAGAACCATCATTCCGATGATTGCATAGTTTGCTAGGTCTTTGAAAGAGTCTTCCAATGATTCATGCTTAGCCTCTGCACCACTATCAAATAGGTTGTTGATACGTGCCATCTTGTCCCACATACGTACACGTAGCCCATTGATAGGACCACCAGGAGACTTAGCAATATTCAATGGACCATAGTCTGCATGCTTGCTCAGCATCAACATGTACAATTCATCAATGATTTCGTACACATCTAAGTCAAACTGGTCAGCAGCCTTCTCAGCCCACACCAGTTCTTTAAGTTCAGCCCTATCCATTTTCTTTTAACAACCTTTCGATTCCGTCCATTACTTCTGACATCTCTGATTGTACTACACTTTCTTCAATAAAGTCTTCTAGTTCATCGCCACTTGCGTTAATCATTAGCAAGGTTGCTGACTGTATGTGGTCATACATAGCATCAAGGTCACCCAAGTTAGTCAAGTCATTGAGTATCTCTAGGAACTGGAATAGATCAAATGTGTATCGCTTGTTAAGGCGTACACCCCACTCATACTCAACACCACAATGCTCCATGAACTCAAAGAGATCGCAGGTAACGAAGTCACACTTAGGTTCTGAACACTCAAAGTGTCCGTCTACTGGGATTAACATTACTGTACGCTCTCAATCTTTTGCTTGAAGTAATCTGCACCATGCAGACGATACATAGAGTTCACATCTTCGCCCTCTGGCATATTGACTACCACAAGATTCCCCAATTCACGAGAGAGAGACTTGCCAAAATCAGCGCCAGCATTATCCCCATCAGCAAACAAGAAAACTTTGTCAAAGTCTTGCAAGAGTCTGGTGTAATGTTTCTTCCAGTTGTTGACTCCTGGGACCCCCACCGCAGGTATACCACAAACAGTATCGAGTGTGAGCGTATCAATCTCACCTTCACAGATAGAAATAAATGAGGTCGCTCTAAAGAACGCACTAACATTGTAGAGATGCGTTGTCGCACCAGCCATTCCCATATATTTCGGCTCTGATAGGTCCATTGAACGGAATCTAATGTCCACCACCCCTGAACGCGTAATATACGGAATTGCAAGCCTGTTGATATACGCTTCATGACCCGTTAACGGCTCTAAGACGACGCCCAAGCGCACGGCTGTCGCTTGCTCCATTGTTATTCCGCGACCTGCCAGATATTCTTCCGCCTCGCCCAGTGCGGCGTGGTAGTACTTGGCCGCTTTGGTTAAGGATTCCCTCTGCGATGCTGATTGCTTCACGAAAACTTACCCCCTCTTTGTCCATAATGATCTTATACCCACTGCCCTTATATTGACAGCCATGGCACTTGAATAGATTGTCTTGCAGATTAACTGCTGCTGATGCGTGTGAATCATTATGAAACGGACACTTCATCTTAGCCCAACCATTTCTAGTTGGAACTGTAGCACCATAGTGCTCTAGTATTGCAGTGATGTTCGGGTTCTCATCATTCACTTGTCTAACGCCTTCCTTAAGAGTTCTATCCACACATGTACAGGCATGGTTGCGTACCAATCTCCAGGATTCCCCCGTCCCTTTCGCTTGTGCACAACCACACCTGTCCACGCTTTGTCATTAGTCATCTCGACTATTAACTCTTCTATCCAACCTGCTAAGTCCATCTTAGCATGGTTCTTTATCTCTATAGTAACACCAGGTATACCTGAGATGTCACCTTTATCAAGGGTCGCACCTGCTAGGCGTCTGTCTACATATGGAAACCATTGCTTGAGGTATTTTACTACATCTCGCTCTGCTCCTGCACCTTTAGCCTTTGCTGCGCGACCACCCATGATTAGTACCAGCCGTGACGGTTATGAAAGGCGAGAGCCTTTGATGGACTTCCGTAACGATGGCTTATATATTTGAGACCTAAGTCAATCTGCTTAAGCATTGGAGTATCCTTTGGTAAGTTGAGCATTTGAGGTATTCCATAAGCAGATGAACGAGGGTTGTCTGCGGTGTAATCCCAGCGAGACTCCCTGTTCCATAGAGTAAACAATGCTTTCCACTCATGATTACTCTTGTATGTCGCTAGCACTTTACCTCTAGCGATTTGCTTTGCCATTTTCTTCATCTCGGAGATAGACACCAAGACGATTGGTTTTGTACACTTTTCGACTATCTGCACTTGCGTCTTCAAAAATATCGCACCCACAGCGTGAGGCAAAGTTCCCACAAAGACTACAGCAGCCATTATCCAAGCGTATGTTGTTAGTTTCATTTTTACTCCTCAATTGGGGCGGTTGCCTGTGTTCCACAGTCAGCACACTCCATATCTCGAAAATACATCCCAATAGTACCATCCTCTGAGAACGCTACCTTGAGATTCCAGACGAAACTTCCACAGATGCATACCGAGGTTGGCTCACCACGGATATCCATTGCCCTTGTGTAATCTGGCTTTAGTTGGTTTATATCTTTAGTCATCATCATCTTCCCACTCATCAGGGTCTACGTTTGGAAACGGATTACCCCAATCAGGATTGGGAACGATAGGATCGATGAAACTCATTTTAACCTCTCAGCGATGTCAGAAACATCCATGTATTCAGGGTTAAAGTTCAACCAAAAGGCAGTATTGCCTGATGGGTCTGCCTTACCATAACGGTTCTTTACTGGTGCTACTGCGATAAACCCAGGAGCATCAGTGCCAACAGTACAGATAAGTGCAGGTAACTGTGCAACCATGCCCTGCAAAGCAGAGCGTGGCTGACACGGTGTACCTACGTAGGACTCCTTTGTATGGTGGAGCACTACAACAGCAGCGTTAGTATCTCTTGCGAGGTACTTGAGTTCTTTCAATGTGGAGCGCATGTTTGCAAACTCTTCTCCCCCATCATTAGCAATATCCATAAGGTTATCGATAACAATGAGTGTTGGCGAACAGCCCCACAATTCTTCGAACGCAGCAACCTCTTGGTCTAGATCATCTAGCGTAGGACTAGAATCAAAAGACCAAAAGATGTGCTGTGCATGTTCATTGATTACTTTTCTTGAAGTGGCAACCTCAGTCTCAAGTAAGACTTCTACATCAGATTGAGTCTTGCCAGTTATCATAGACAGTAAACGCATAGCCATTGTATGAGCATTGGTATCTGCACTGACGTACAGTGTAGGAACCTTTGCTCTCAATGCTAAGGCTAAAGCAACGGAAGACTTGCCAGCACCAGGTGTACCAGCAATCATCGAGATTTCGGCACGGCGAAACACGACTTTGTTTAATTCGAAGGTACGAAAGACAGTTGGTAGCGGTTCGCCACCTATGTCCTTACTACCTACGGCGCGGGCAAGTGTTCTCATTGTTTAGAAAGTATTCCATTCTGCATCATTACGACGAATAAAGACTGGTTCACACTGGTCTGGAGTTCCCTTTGGAGATGGGCACATATAGCCCTTCCAAGGTCCCTTAGCACCCTGTCCCTGTCGCTTGGTCATAATACCATGGTGGCACTTCTTTGCTTCTGGTCCCATAGTGTTGCCAACAGTTTGTGTTGGATGGGCAGTATGATCTACCTGTGCGTTTGGATACGCAGCACGTACATTCTCTACTGCTTGTGATGCACTCTGTGGTGCACCTGCTAGTGATTGTGCCATCTGCTTAAGAAGTTCTTGTGACTCCTCAACGCCTACTGCACTTTCTAGAGCCTCGCAGAATCCTGCATAGGTCTCTGATGCTACAACGAAGATACGTCCGTCATAGAGTTTGCTACTGACTTGGAAGTTACCAGTCATTTCTTTCCCCCTCATTCATGTTCGAGTTTGAACTCTAAGCGTGGCTATTAACATACTTACAATGGGATGTTATACCACATCGACCACAGTTAGACATGTTAGGCAGGAAGATAGTTTCCTTGCGAGCCTTATCAAAGGTGTTGAGTATATCTTCTACTCGTTCTGAGTGCAAATTGGATAGGTTCCATAACGAAACGTAACCAGTACGTGCATCCCAGAAGCCTGCCTTATCGACAGTAACCCCTTGCTTCTCCAGTGCCCACGCATAGACAGCGAGTTGCAAAGGATGCCTCTGGGATGACGCACCAGTCTTGATGTCGAGGAGCACCCGATTCCCCTCGAAGTCTACCATTACACGGTCAATTGCCATCTTGACAGTTGAGTCATCGATTTCAATCTCATATTCTTTTTCAATAAAGTCTTCATAGATAGACCAGCCGTTTTTACGGAACTTAGCCCAGTTCTCTAGCATCCAACGACCTTCACCGTACCACCATGACATGTCTTCCTTCTTGGCAAACTGCCAAGTGTTCATGTCACCATTGATCTCTTCGTCTTCTTTTACTTGGGCAAACCAAGCATCGTTCCAGACAGTATCAAGGTATGCAGAGTCAAGAGTGATCTGACCTGCGTTGTCATAGTTTTCAGTAGCCTTATGGACTGCGGAGCCACCAGTAAACCACACTGCGTGTGCTTCTTTTACGCCTTCTACTTTTTGTAGGTAATACTTCCAGCCACACTCTTGCCAAGTTGTAAAACTGGAGTACGAAATATGCTTAGGTAATTGATTCATAGGATGACTGTAGCACACCCATAACTACCCCGCTATACGAAACGGGTTTCTTCAAACCTGTCTGAGCCAGATTTTAAGAAACGCCCCCCTACCCCCCATAATAATTAATGGTGGTTCAGGGAGTTGGAATCAGACATTTGTCGTCACCGTCATTTGAAGT